CCGTTGTAAGTGTGTGGGGTTCGTTTCCTCCCCCCGATGAACATAGTATGGCACCCCCTGCGGGTCAAATCAACAGGGTGTGTGCCACCTTCTCAACTGGCACACTGAAAGCGTCCGTGGTTGAAGTTAGCGTTAGAAAAGACCTCACGATTGACCAGTTTGAACATACCAAACTCATTGGTCAACACATAACCTTCGGCATCGATTCTGTTGCCGTAGAGGTATGCTGCGGGACCATCATTGCGGCACAGGTAGAGGCAGTCGTCTTTGATAGACTTCACCAGTGCCCACAAACGCAGCAGGTTAGCATCACAATCAAAGTCGTCGGGGTTGACTTCTTCACCAGCACGAATGCAGGCATTGATCTGTTGCTTAATCTTCTCTGCTTCCTTAACAGTTACAAAGGTGGCAGTGGTTGCCATCTGACGGGCAAACTGACAGACTTCCTCTACATCGGCAAAAGACGATTGACCATGAGCAATGTATGCATCAGGTTTCACAAACTTGATGTGATCCGTATCATCCCAGGTTGCACGGTCAGGATACGCTACGGCATCACGAAGATCGCTCTCAGCGTAATAGCAAGTGTGAGGGGCGATGATGATACTTTGCGTGACAATCTCAGGGAACTGATAAGTCAGCAGGTTGGATTTGTACTCAGAAAGTCCACCGAAACCGATGAAGTCTGCCTGATAGATGGTGCTCAAGCGAGGCAGATAATCAAAGCAAGCATGAAGGATCTCTGCAACATTGCCATCATAGAATTGATCAATCTCCTCATGACTGTGGGCAATACGAATCTTCTTTTTGTTGAATACTGCTTTAGTGCCAACGAAGAATGTATCAGTGGCAGGATCAGTTCCCCATACAATTGCGGGGGCACCGTCCATCTTCACCGACAGGGTGCCAGGGGTCACGAACCAATCCAGCACGGAGAGGTCCCCCGTCAGGATGGTATCTTCGGCGTGTTCGAGGTGGGTGTTCTTCATGTAGGTAGTATAGGGTGCCTGGGGGTCCTGTGGCGGTTTGGTGGACACCTCACGAAGTGGCACACAGGCAGCCGCTTCGCTCCCCATGTGGTCTTATAATAAGGGCACAAGCGAAGGAGGTGCGGGGTAGCACTGATGACGAAAACCATCGCCACCGAACCTGCCAAAAAATAATAATAAAAAAGTATAAAAAAAGGGAGGCAATCGCCCCCCGATTCTTTATGCGAACATGAAACCATCTTGGAAATCGTAGCAGTTAAACACAGGAGAAGATCCTGCCTGCCCGATGAACTTGTGAACGAACCAATTGAAGTTCTTTTGGAATACACATTCGCCTGCAATTCCGTGCTCACGAAGAATAGCATTCAGACGGGACTTGGTGGTGTTAGACTGATACCCACCGTCGAAGATCTGAACGAAGTCATCACCAATGGTAGCGATGTGGTTGCCGTACAGATACACTTTAGACTCGTTAGTTTCAGGGTCAAAGGTAACTTTGGTGTTGTCTTTCTGCCAGTCCTGGTTGTTAAGAATGGCAACGTTCATTTCGCGTTCGATCTTACGCATGAGTCTGTGAGGTGCGAACAAAGGTAGTATGGGACGGATCGGGGGGAAAGTCAAGAGGGAGTGGACACCCTCTCAACTGTCACAGGAAGGTGGAAGGATCCCCGTAGTCTCCGACGATGTTGCCGAAGCAGTCACGGATCTCAGCGTACCCGAACTCTTCAGAGAGGTCCAGGCAGATCAGCATGGCACGATCCAGGTCGGTCGTGGTCTCATTCTGCTCAGGGGCAGAGGGGCAGAGGATTTCGTAAGTCATGCAGTCATTATAGGCACAGGGTCGGACGGTTTGGGGGTCCTGGTGGACACTCTGCCAAGTGTCACATATTAAAAAGTGCGGTGATCTTGTCTGCGATAGAGTAGTAATCCTCTACAGGATCCTGTTCTTCATCTTCACAGAATTGAACATTGTTAGAAACAAGATTGAAGATCAAATCCCATTCAGATGCAGTAAAGAACTCTTTGACTGCGTGCTTACCAACAGCGTCATTCATGATAGATTCAGTAATCAATGTTTCCGTTCAGATACTCATTCACATCGAACTTTTCATCTTTGAGTTCAGGAATGTCCATGTCAAAGATCTCTCCAGGCATGTCCTGAATCTCACTCCAAAGTTCATCAAACATGGTTCAGTTCCGAACGACAGAAGTACAATACACGGGATGGGGGGTCAACACAAGGGGGTGTGTGCCACTTTCCCAACTGGCACAAGAGTTTCTTATACAAACTCTTCGATGTAGTAATCCAGAGGCACTTCAAGTTCGGCAGCATTCTTCTCCCATGCTGCCCATTCTTCGGGGGAAGCATCATTCAGGAAATCTTCTCTGGTATACTCAAAAGCAGGACCACACATGAACAAGAATTCCGATCGACAAGGTAAACATAACCCACCTGGTGGCATTAATCAAGGGGTCTTGTGACACTTCCGCAATTGGCACAGTAATATTGCCATTCTCAATAAGAGTACTACTATTGAGAATCAATAAGATCTTCTAATTGAGAATAAGATCCAATCTCCAAACTGGCACACTAGAAGAGATCAGTGTAGTCTTTGATGCTAACATGTACATCTTCATCACATTCTAGATCCAAAAGATCTCTCCAATTGAGATCTTCTAGGTCTAGATCATCATAACACATGAGATCTAGTGTAATGCGTACCATACGCTTCGTATGTGCGGCAGGCATGTGATTCTCGTGCGATGTTTACTAGATTGTATTATGCATAGTGACGATACGCAAGCGATTCATAATCTTGCCCATCTCGTGCGTAATCTTCATCTAGATCTAGATCTTGTGCATAATACTCGTCTAGATCGTATGTGTAATCTGTTGCATATGTGTAGTCGAGATCGTAGTCGTCGTACATAAGCTCGTCGAGATTTGTATGATGCTTTGTTATTATAGCAGATATCTCGTCTAAATGTCAAGTAGACTATAAGATCTAGACGAGATTCTCATAAGATTATATATGAGATCTCGTCGAGTTTTGTGTGGTTCTCGTAATATTTTATGGGTCTCGTCTAGATTTTTGCGGGCGGCGGACTTGACAAACTGCGCGTCTTATGATACGCTGGCAAAGGTTGCATCAGACACGGTGGTTTCTATAAGGATTATAAGAGGATTATAAGAGAATTATAAGAGAATTATAAGAGAATTAGAAGAGGATTATAAGAGAATTAGAAGACTTATTCTCAATTATATTCTCAATTGATTCTCAATAATTATCATCTTATTGAGAATCATATAATTCACAATAATATATTTAAAATACCTTTTTTTAATTAAATTTAACCTATTTTTACTCTATTCGGCAATAAAATCCCACATTTCACCATTCCAACTCCATCTACTATCCCTCCATCCATATACCTGTCCTACCTCTGGATTGATAGGAAACTTTGGTCCATCATTCTCCGTTGTTTTACCTTCTACTCTATCCATTACCTTCTCAAACTCACCATTGATCCAATCACTATCAGACACTTTCCACTTATCAATCGGACATGAATCTAATGCGAAACTTGCCTTTTGATCCAGGAAGCAACCACAGTGTGTACATCTAATCTGTTCTGGATCATAATACTCACAGGTAGAACAAATGTCTAATCGTTGTTGCTTAACCTCTGGTGATACAAACAAAGCATTAGATGAGAATGCCTGCTTGACAACTTCAAATGTGAACTTGGCAAGATTCTTACCTTGTTCTGGTAATGATGGATATTCATTCATTGGTTACTTTATGGTTGATATAATCCCTTAATTGTAGCAGAGTTTATCGTTCCTGTCACGCTATAATTGCTTCCTGTAATTGCTCTTCCTGATGATCCACCTGCTCCTGTATTATTTGTATTTCCACCAGATGCTCCCCAGTTTCCTCCATTACCACCAGTCTCTCCTGTCTGTCCAGTACCACCATAACTTGGGCATCCACCAGTGGTTCCTACTGTTCCTGTTGCTCCATCAGTTCTGGTTTGATTGTATCCCTGTCCTAATCCACCATTACCACCAACACCACCAGGAGCTCCAGGTACACCATAGTTTGTATCTACTCTACAATTGGTTGAACACGTCTTATTTCTACATCCACCCTTTCCACCACAGTTACAATTATTACCACCTGCCTGATTATAACCTACGGCATAACCAGGACTACATCCAGGGCAACCTCCACAGTTTGTACCAGTCGTATAAAAACTGGTGCTAGTACATGTACCAGAAGATCCAGTATCACCAGTCTTTCCTTTCTCTCCACCTCCACCGCCACCATAGATGTTTGCTGGGGACTGAACATTAACAGTCACTTCAGAACCAGTGGACTGAACATAAAGAGCAGGTCCACCATTTCCTCCACTGATAGAATCTGATGTGCCGTTTGCTCCACCAGCACCATAGATTCCACCAGAGACATTCACTTCTAAATTATAAACCTCGGCAAGAAGATAGGCAGCATATTGGGATACATTAGAAGATCCAATCGTACCGTTCAGATACATGTACTTGCGTACATTCTTGTTAAGATTAGAGTTCCAGGACTGTGATCCAATATTGAATCCAGGAGATGATAATGAGGAACTATTATCATCGGTTCCTGTCTGGGTAATAAAATAATACTTGATTGAATTACGGAACTGTGATAACTTTAAATTTGATGATGATGAAATACTTGCATTTTCGGTCGCATCAGGTACAGTCGGATTCGTATTTGATGAACTCGTATTTCTTCTTAATTCAGATGCCTTAATTGGTAATGTATCAGATGAGAAACTACCATCGGATTGTTGGGCACGGAAGTTAGATCTTAATGATGAGAAAGAAATACTTCCAGAACTATAATATGGTCCTGCTTTGGTGACTGTTGCCGACATTCTTGTGTCTTATGTCATTATGAACCTATTTAGATTCATAGATGTCATTTCGGGTTTTGACATACTTCAATTGTTTCCAGGACTCTGGATAGCAAATCACCAGTGTTCTTTCATTCCGATGATAAGTTCCATGAGGTAGATCTTCTGGATGTTTTGGATAAACCTTCGTCTCAATAGTAAGATAATCATTATCCTTAAAATACACCCATCCTTCTACACTGAACTTACCCTTTTCCCACAGTACATAATCATTTACCTGGGGGATGTATGTGCTCATAGAAATGCCAATTCTAATGGATTGAGATTAAGTTGCATCGCACTATAAGGAGTCGTTTTGTCTATATCAACAATGGATCCGACTGTACTGGAGTTGATAGGGGCATGGTATTCTCTTGTCTTGGTATTATAGAATCCCCAGATACAACGGACGGGATCACCAAGATTGTAATCAAACCTACGGTCATAATGAATCCAGACAGCAACAACATTGCGTTTGTGGTTTGTTTGCTCATAATACATTCCCTTTGGTGCCTTGTGAGGAAACTCAATCATCATGGTCTGGTGTTGCTTTCAAATCGTTTGGATTGTCACCGTTGAGAACATATTCATTCAGAATCGCATCACACTGTTCTTTTGTCAGTTTCCGATGAACAACCTCCCATCCAGAAGTAAAGTGTTGCCAGATCTTATACAATTGCTGTTCAGTCATAATCAGGTCGTAAAAGCATCAATAATACCAGATTCATAATCATCCACCAGTGTGAACTTCTGTGCCTTGACAACATTCGGCATGATCAGACTCTGATACTGTTCATCAAATCCTTCCTCCTGTGAAAGAAGTTCAAATGCCTCTGTATCATCTTCGGCAATGAGATTGATGACTCCACCATATTCACTAGAAGGAAATGGAACCCAGTAATCAACAATGTAAAGACTTTTCATTGGTATGTGTAAATTACTCCTGAATTGTAGTTGAAACTGATGTATTTGTCAAGTGAGAAAGTTGTCTCTGAAGTTCGACTCTAATTGAAATCAGATGAGCATACATCATCACCTTGTACTCATTATCCTTAAGAAGTTCAGTGAGATTATGAATCTGAATTAGTGCCAAATGAAGTTTTGTTCTTTGATCCATTACACAAACTCTTCCAAATAATAATCAACCGTCACATTGAGATCTGCTGCCTTCTTTTCATAAAACTTCTTGGTATAGCATTCTGCCTCTATCCATTGATGATGAGAATGAATATTTTCTTCGGCATGTTTCATAAAATCTTCAAAGGCATTTATGAACTGTGAAATATCTTCTTCGTTCATACTAATAGGTTTTGGCACTGGCAATTTTAGAATACAATTCAGACAGTTCAAGAATACTCAATTCGGTTTTGGAAAGATCCAGACGATTCAAAACCTGAAGAAGAGCACGGATTTCTTTTTGTGAAAATTCAAGAGTTTCCATCAGAACAATTCCAGTTGGGCAAATTGCAGGTGATCATCACAACTATCAGAATCATGAAGATCAATCATGTCACTATCAGTATGAGAGAACAGTTTGTCAAACAGAAAATTAACAAACTCATGATTTTCTTGAGTCATCATCAGACAGAAGGAGTAACTTGAATTTCTTTGATGTTGAGTCCACACAATTGATTGTAGACTCGGTTGTTAATCAGATCACAGGCACGATTGGCACGACTCTTCTCATACCAAATAGTGACGCAACCATCATTGGTCTCAACACGCACTCGGTAGGTTTTCATGAGGTGTCTCTCTGTTGATGCTCTTATTATAGGTCAGAAAGACGGCACCACATCGTTGCGTAGACCAGTTTGCGAAGTGTCCATCTGCTCCCAGAGAGAATACAATTTGTCATACAGTGCCTGGGCACTTCCATATTCTCTGGCAATGCGATTCTCATCACTATTTGTAAGCAATTGAAGTGCGGACAACATCACACCAATCTCATGAACATTTAGATTTACATTTGTTTCTGTCATTTGTTTCAATCCCAAGATACATTTTGTACCAAAAATCCAGGCATCACATAAGTCCAGGCACCCAGATCATTGTGCCCGCCAACCTTATACTCCCACTTATACTCAAACTTATTATGAGAGTCCCATGTCATATAACCCTGTTCCTTATCAAAACGACCTTTGATCGTAAGACCATGTTTGTTAGAGAAGATATTGCGAGTGCGAAGAGCACCACCTTTCTCACGAGTTTCAATCACCACACAGGTATCAGGATAGGTTTGAATACCTTTTTCCAACATACAAGGAGTTTCATAACGAAACGGACGATAAAAGGCATTTTGTTCTGGCGTTGCAAGTGCAGGAGCACCAGAAAGAACAAGCAGAAGTGCAAACAGTTTCTTCATCCGACTACACGATAACAAATAGTGGCATTACCCTTACGGGTGGATTCAATATGAGCAAATGCGGCATAAGATAGATCCAGGTCGGCATGAGAATACGGACCACGATCATTGACTCTTACAATCACTTGCTTTCCATTATCTTGATTGGTGACGCGAATCTTACTACCCATTGGAAGATGCGGATGGGCAGCAGTCCATCTATAAGCATTGAATACTTCACCGTTAGCAGTACGATTACCATGAAATCCGTCACCGATTCCATAGAAAGTGGCAATACCACAAGTAAGACCAGCAATTACAGTTTCAATCATTTAGGTTGAAAAATTTGTTCAGTAGTGGCATCATATGCCTCAAACATTTTCTGATCCCTCTGAATCAGAAACACATTATACATCAGAATACCGATGAAAGCAAGAAAGATGTAGGAAGTTTTCATGAGTCAGCAGCACACCATCATTTTGATACGAGGAGAAGTGTGAAACTTGGTCACTTCATAACCATAGGTCTTGATACGGGAATTAGCACCGTTCTCCATGTCACGCTTGGAGATCAGACGCTCGCTCATTTCCTCACCCTGAAAAGAAGTCACCTGAACAAACTTGTCAGTCAGTCCAGCGGCAGGATAGAAGTCACAGACCATGTTGCCGTCTTTAGAAACCAGTCGCATGGGGTTCTTCCCTTGATTACCTTGTAATTATACTTCCCCCATCAGGCGGTTGGGGAAGAACTGTGCCACTTGTGAAACCGTCCACCCGTTCTTCTCAAACAGGTACTCAAGGTATAGGGTTTCTTCCTGTTCTCTTGCTTCAATTTCGTGTGGTTTATACCAATACTCAATATCTTCCACACATTCTTTACCATAATACATTTTTCCATAACGGGATCGCAGCGAACCGACTACCCACTGCTTCAGGTGCGTCAGTTCATGTAAAAGAGTTTTTGTATACAACTCTTCGTCCATGTAGGTATCCAGTTCAATCAGAAAGTGCCGTGGACGATAAGATTCACCAACTGTGTCACAATATCCATATGCCTGCTCACGCTTCAACCCACGATGTACAATATCCACCGTGATCTTATGGCGTGGAAAGAAACGATTCAGAAACCAACAGGTAACATCCTCACAGAGGAGTTTGCGATAACCGTATCCGCTGTGAGTAATAACTGACATAATCTAACACCCCAATTCATCAAAATAAAGAAAGAACCAATGAAGACAAGTTTATCAGTCGTCGTCATTATCACTATCCCTCATAAGAACATAACCAATTCCTGCTCCAATCACAGAACCAATCAACCACCAAAGAACAAAAGTTATCATGCCCAATGCTCCAAATACTCTGTCAGAGAATAATTATCATCAGTGCTAGTTTCTTCAATCAACTCATCAATACTCATTCTTTGTAGCATCACCAGATACTCTTCAGGAGTAGGATCCACATCAGGGTCAAAATCATCATGACAAAGAAACTCATACTCATTGACAAGTGCCTCAATCAGTTTTTCTTTTGTAGGATTCATTTTCCTTGTTGAGATGATTAAATCGTGGAGAGAATAATGCTAGTGCTGCCCAGGCAACACTAGCGGCAATGATAAGGAAGTAAATCATAGTGTTTCAACTTTGATAATACCTTTGTGCGATTTGCGGTCTCCTCTTCTTATAGCGCGGATGTGTCCTTCATGGTAGTTATTCTCTCGGCACCAAGTATCAAGGGAATATACCTCAATAACTTCGCCAGATTTAAATGTTAGACGATGACGCTTTGCTGTGGAAATGTGCTCTCCATTTATGAGAGTTTTCTTATGGTGGCAAGACTTACACAACAACTGACATTTTAGTGCCTCCTGGTAGCATATATCAAATCCGTTAGATGTTGCTAGTGTGCCAACAGAGGCGGTTTTTGTGTTAGGGTCAATATGGTCAAAGTGCAAATCTTCTGTTGCTCCACACATAGCACATTCGTTTCCAAATGCTTCACGGAGTTTATTCATTCTCTTCATGTATGCTGATGACATAATGGGCAGGTCTTTATTGTATTTATATTATACAATATTTGCCTACCCATTGTCAAATCAACGAGCATATAAGTATTGACCGTGCCAGTTTGCGTTTTCAAACATCTGCTCACGGGAGTTGATAATCAGCACATTGTAACGCTCTCCTTTGGCAGGTATAACCATCAGGAGCATCTTGCTGGAGAGCATCACACAACATCAGACCATACTTAACAATGTTAAGGTAGATGGTGTTCTGTGCGTCCTTCTGGGCAGCGTAGTCAGCGAAGGTGGTGGTCATTGCTTGGTTGCGTATGAAGGTATTATAGGGCATCCTAGACGCCTCTGGAGGGTCAGTATGCCAGTTCCCGAACTGGATCCCAGTAGTCGTCCTCTTCAAGGTATCCCATCCAGTCTTGTGGATCAGTTTCATACATTTTGATCTCCCGAAGTTCATCAATCAGTTCAGACAAGTCCATGAAAGATCCTCAAGTTGTTTGGTTATTGTAGCACAAGGCAGACTAAACCGCCAGTGCTCCAGAAGGAATCTCTACACCTTCCATGTAAGAATCGTGCCATTCACAAGTGTCGTAGCACAACCATCCTTCAGATCGAGTATAAACATAGGCAAACTCTTCGGCATCTTGAGTAAGATACTCACTCAAGTTCTTATTCATACGAGGAGGACAATCTTCACCACGCTGGGAGTAGTATTGAGGACCATAAACACCTTTCATACCAGTATCATCCCAACGCTCATCAGTCCAGCAGGAAGACATATCACCACCATCAATCAGTTCGGTGGCAAGTTCTTTGCTATTGTAGTGAGTCTTCAGCATACGACCCAACCAAGAGGGCATCCCATCCCAATGATGATACACAGAAAGCACAGAACCATCTTTCAGTTCCAGACCGATGCGAGCACGAGTTCCCATGAAGTGTTCCCTTGATTACCCAGTTATTGTAGGGCATCCAGCAGTGGATTCTGTTCCTGCTGTGCCAGTTCCTCAACTGCACACCGACTGGTTGCTATTTCTGTATAGTGTGAGATAAGATCCATACCTACAAAGTTTCTATTTTCCCGAATGGCAGCGACTCCAGTGCTCCCACTACCACAGAACGGGTCTAGCACCGTAGAATTGACAGGAGAATAGATCTTAATAAGATATGCCATCAAATCCACTGGTTTGACTGTTGGATGATCATTATCAGTTCCTTTCTCTTTGCGTGTGGCACGAGGAGCATAAAAATACTTCTGATGCTCTGACTGAACCTCACCAATGATGTTAGAAGGATACCTGCCAGCAGGGTTTGCGTCCACAGTTCCATACTCACTGCCACTACCTGTAGTGTTACCATCACGCCCAAATGTACGGCGTTTGGCACCTTGAGCAACCCAACCTTTGGGTGGTTCTTTCTCCCAAGGCACCCGAGTATTCTCTGTATCAATCAGACCACATCCCCACTCTTCAAAATTACTTTGGAGTGAACCTTTATATGGTTTCTGTGCCACCACAATTGGTTCATGTGCTGGTTTCAGACGATTGTGTTTGGGCATTTTTGTGGTAGTCATCCACATGATCTGATCTTTGATTGTAAACCCAGCATCCTCTACATTACATGCCAGACGATGATACAATTCTGGGGAGCAGAAGGCAAGACAAAAGGCACCTGGGCGAAGTGTACGAAACACCTCACGCCAGATGTCTACACTAGGTACAGAATGATCCCAGTGATCCATACCCATACCATAAGGAGGATCAGTTATACAAGAATGAAAAAAGTTCTCTCCATAAGAGGAGAGAACCGATTGACAATCACCAGTCAGAATAGAAAACATTATGTTGCTGAAGAAATAACTTGAGTGAGTGGGGTTTCTTCCTCTTGGGGAGCGAACTTCCGATACAATTCTAGCATACCACTGTGGTCACCTTTCTTGTAAACACGATCTTTCTTTTGAGTTTTTTCAAGATATGCTTGATTCAACCAGTAAAGAAACTTTCCTGAAAGATCTGGAATTGTATTGAAATTAGCAGCAAAGTCACTGTCTTTGTTCTTAATCCAACAAAGTAAATTGGTTACACCATCTAACCTACCCTCGTTATCTTTACCTTGAAAGTCATCAGTAAAGACTCTCTTGACAATTTCCTTGGATTCAGAATTATTGTATTTTTTCAAGAAAAGAAGAGAAGCAGTCTTTAGTGGGTGGGGGATATCAATTTTTCCATCCCATTGGAAGGAATCTAAAAACTTAATTTCAGAATTAAACTCACTATACAAAACAATCAAACCATTTCCATCATATCCACTTGTTTTTGGAAATGTTTGTTTATCATAAAAGTGTGCTGCCCAGGTCAATCCAGTAACTTGATACAACTTGTGATTATTTAAATTTGTGTTAAGATACCTACAGGCACCATAAGCAAGATCAGCAGACTTTTCAGTGTTGGCAGAGTTATCAAAAGTGTAATAAAGATCACGGAGTTCAGTGATACTTTTAACATCAAAATGTAAAGATGTTAATTTCTCTGGAATAGCATCAGAGAGATTTTCACCCCAGAATTCTCTGCGTGTGTGAGCATCAACTAGAAATTCAGAACCAGCAAGATATGTAACTCCGTTGCTTGGATCATATGATTTTTCAGTCAGAGTTGCACTAGCAATAATACAATGTTGAGGTTGTAATATGGATAGTTTTTCTCTTGTTTTTTTATCCTTTGCTCTTTTTTTGTGATTTCTTTGAACGGGACAGTTCGGTAAAGATTTAAATTTGTCATAAGACATTTCTACGACTCTATATTGAGTCGTTAGGTCTTTTTTAGGTTTCATTAGTATTCCTCTATATTAGATAAGAATGATTAAACTTTTGCTCGTTATGAGTTTTATCGTTTAACACAAAAAGAATACCATAAAAAAAGAGGGTTGTCAACCCTCTTGTTCTTCAGTCATCGTAAACTCTACATTCCAGAGCATCAGGATGAGCATCACAATACAACTCTAATGGTGTAGGATCGTGTGAGTCTCCAGGATGATGTTCTTTATATGATTTGAGTGCTTCCAGTTCTTCTTCAGTGTGTCTCCGTGACTGTGGAGAAATCATGGGGTCATTCAGAAGATCCTCATCCTTCTGAATATGTTGGTCTATGTTTTCCATTGTTTTGTATCGTGTTGACAATATTTATTTTATCGTGGAGTATTATCTTCTTGCGATGTGTCCCAATGTTAGCATTCCAATACACTACTATCTAGAAACTTAATGTTTTCTTTGGGATCATGTAACAGTTCTTAATCTCCGAAGAAGGAACCAAACATACCAGAGTCTCCTGGTTTACGATTTTCTAACTTGTCAAGGAGAGCATCTGTGCTAATAAGGGTGTCAATTTGCATAATCATATCGGCAATATGTTTAGCAACAAATGGTTTTTCTTGGCGAGCAGCATAGGATAATGCGTTTCTTAATGCTGCTTCTGCTTCTCTCAACGATTCTTCAACAGATTGTGATAGTGCCATACTTCGGGGTTCTCCAAGTCTTTACAACGGGGGTAGAAGATGCCGTCACGATAACAGGCATATTCTGGATTTGGTTTATCATATTTTACCACATTTGGGGGATAATCTCTAACATTACAAAGTTCTCCTTGTTTTAGCATAAAGTTTTCAAAACACAGACCAGCAACAAATGGGGCAAGAAACTGAAGAGTATACATTATGTTTCAGGAGTCCATTCATAACCACCCGCTGCTTTGATTTTCTCATATTCGGCATCAAGTAAGGCACGCTTGTTGTAGTATTCTGCCTCACGCAGATTATACTCACGGCACTTATCTCTTTCTTCTTGTTCTGCCGCAGCATCACACATCGCATTCATTTCTTCTTCAGTGTATTGTTTATGTTCTTCTGGATAGTAAGTCTGTTCCCAAAAGTCAACCCAAGACTTCTTACATTCTGGTTAGGGATCATCCTTATCACAAGAAAGAGAAACTTTTACATCACCATCACGCAGGTCACCTACAGTTGCCTTCCAAGCAAGTTTAAACTTCTCATCAAACTCAATCAGATAATACTCAAGAAACTCATAAGCAGCAGTCATCATGATTTCTGCTTTATCATTTTGATGTTCTTGGATTCTATCAATCGCAGCATCAATAATCTCACGAGCAGAACAGATCTTGGTTGTTACCATCTCAAGATCATTCATTCTCCGCCAAACTTTGTCATAATCAACAGTCATCTAGGTAGTCCTTGATTGCTTGCTCCATAATAACGGATACTTCTTTGGATGTCAACCCATTCAACCAAGACCATTTTGGGTCTTCTGGATTCCAGTCCATTGTGAAGGATCCATCTTCATTTTGTGATATTTTAAGAGTATCAATCTCTTGGTTTGGGTTTGTTGCACTCATTACAGTAAAAACTAAACTTTTCTTTAAAGTATTTTACCACCTGATAGTGGTTTTCATCAAGTGGTTTCTCAATTTCACACTTACTACAAACTCGGGTCTCTTTTTGCCTGCTTTCTAATCTTTTTGAGTTCTTTGAGTTCCATTTTAATATTTTGGTAAGCAGTCTCCACATCTATTTTACCTCCCATCTCCAACGCAATAATGATGTCTGCTCTGGTTCCAAAATGTGCTAATGCCTTTTCAAAATTGTTTAGATCTTCATACATCCTTTTTTATCCATAACTCACATGTCAAAATATCTATGCGTGCTTCAAGTGCATTTTCCATTTCATAGAGAGCATTAGTGAGTCCAATGTTTTCTTCTTCTAACACTTTTACACGATCTTCAAGTTGAGTGAGTCTATCATAAATGTCATCAGCAGGAAGTGAATCTGGAAATCCCCACTTCTTAAAAAACCAATAAGGATCTTGTTTCATAATACTCCAACTTCTTTCAAATAGTTACGATAGGCAGCATACCTCTGCCATTTTGGTTGGTTTGGGACATTTAGTTGATGACAGATCTCACAATAGCATAACCACTCATACCAAGGAGTAGTAGGATCTAATACATGATATGGATAGTCAGAGTTTTCCACCTACTTCACCCGAATAAGATTTGGTTTCAGGGAAACCTTCCTGCCGTCCTTTAAGTAGAAAACGGGCACCTGATATACATGACTCTTCAGTGAGAGCCGAGACCAATCCATTTCCTTCTTTGTCATAAGTGTGCCAGAGAAATCGTCCTTCTACAACATAAAAACAATCGTCAATCAGTTTTTTATCTGGACTATCAAACGGATTCTTCATTTTTCTTGTTAAATCCAAAAGGTTGGTTTTCTGCTTCTTTTTCTAGACGAAGTTTCTGTGCCAAGGTGCAGACATTTTCGGCAACTTTAAGAATATCCTCTACTTTTGCATCATTAGACATCCGACTTTTGATACATTCGTAGATGGGAAAGAAGATGTCTGCTGCTTCGGTTACTTCTTCAATTGTCAGTGGTTTTGTATTCATTGGGTCGTTTCAAATCAGGGTGAGGTGCATAAAGTGGTCCTTGATAATCGCCAGCATGGAGGTTTTTAAGTGCTTTTACGACTTCGGGCGTTTCTTCCCAATTCCACTCATTTCCATTTTTGTCGGTAAAGGTTCTAATCGTCATACTTGTAACTCAATTTAATGTCTTTCTTTTTTAGATTGTAGCGATCAATGTGCTTCTTACGATGCTCTTCCGTTTGGAAATAACATTTGCGTTTTTCTTTTCCATCTTGATAAACCAACTTCCAAGGAAACTGATCAAACGGAAACTCTTCGGTGTAGTCCATCACCTAAACTCATCAATTACAAAACGATAAGGGAGCATCCCCCTCAACTTCTCCAGTATAGCACCATATTCCTTAAATCGTCTATCCCCTGCGATAAAACACCTTTGACGACGCCAAATAGCATCAATCATCAGTTCCAATTCTTCGTTGGTAAATTGTGATTCTGGCATTGGTTCAGGTTGGTTGCTCTCTGTTTTGGGTGTAGACTTCATCGAAAAGCTCATCAAGAATCGCGCTACATTCCCAATACTCTGGACTGTCATTAATACACCTCTCTATTTGATAACGACGAACTGCTGTGTGAATAAGTTTCCATTGGTCTTGTCTGAATTCCATACTATTCTCCTAGTGTATGAATCACTGGTTTTTCGTGTGCCAGAATATGATAGAGTTCTGTGTTCTTTGCTGCAGATACGGGAACAAACTCTGTCTCTGGATCAAACTCATCGTCACGGATTGCCTGGTTAATCACAATCGAACCATCTTCACCAGAGTATGAACGATGGAAGGTCATTTTGGGAATCACCAAAGCACCAGAACTACGATTCAGGTGAACAATATGATAAGGATAACGCCACTCTGGATTCACCAACTCAAATGTGCGAATACCAGATAAAACACGGTTGTGGTCTATCTGGTGATAATGAATATAAAACTGCTTCGCACCTACAATATCATCTGGTGGTGAAATAGCAGGACCAGTATGACACACAAGGTCTTGTGCGTTAGAGTTCTCTACGGAAATATCATAGAATACAACCGCTTCTGTTTCACGGAATACTCTATGCTTCTTAAAGGTTACTTCGCTCATTAGTCGTACAAGTTTTGCTCTTGTTGTATTCTATCTATGTGATGATAAATGGTTGCTTCAGAATACTTAAACTCCTTAAAAC